TTAATATTCCGACAGAAACTAAAGCATTATATTGTTTTGAACATAAACTTGAAAATATGATTGATATTAAACATAAACGATGTATTCATGATAATTGTATGAAAAGACCTAATTTTAATATACCAACTGAAACTAAAGCATTATATTGTTTTGAACATAAACTTGAAAATATGATTGATATTAAACATAAACGATGTATTCATGATAATTGTATGAAAAGACCTAATTTTAATATACCAACAGAAACTAAAGCATTATATTGTTTTGAACATAAACTTGAAAATATGATTGATATTAAAAGTAAAAAATGTCAATTTGAAAAATGTTTGGAAACGCCATTATTTGGATTACCTAATAAACGAATTCAATATTGTTTTGAACATAAACTTGAAAATATGATTAATTTGGTATTAGAAAATAAATGTAATATTTTGGAATGTCATAATGAATATAATTTTATTATTAATAATATAAAATATTGTAAACAGCATAATCCGGATGAAAATATATTAAATATTGTAAAAAGATTATGTAAATATTGTGATATTAAAGAGGAATGTGATTTTATTTGTAAAGATTGTAAAAAAATTCAAAATAAAAAAGAGTGGGGTATTGTTAGACATTTAAGAAAATCAATTGATACTATATTTGAGTATAATTCAAGTAAAATGTTACAAGGTTGTAGTAAAAAGAGACCCGATATTTATTTTGAACGTAATAAGCACAGTATAATAGTTGAAATTGACGAACACCAACATAATTCATATGAAGATAGTTGTGAATGTGCCCGTATAAATGAGATAGTAAATGGTATTGGTGGTAAAAGTGTTATTATTATTAGATATAATCCAGATATAGTAAAAAATAAAGGTAAACAAATAAATATAAAACAATGTGCCCGTATTGATCTATTAGTAAAAACAATTAAAGAGGAATTAGTAAAAGAATATGATACTTTTATAGTAAAAATTATTCAAATTTATTATAATGATAAATATGATACATATAAACCTATAAAAGAAGAAATAATTACAGATCTTGTTTGTGTATAATAAACTAAAACTAACTATCTTTCCAATATCTCGCAGGAATAGCATATGAAGGTTTTTCAAAGTCTAACATTTGTGCTCCAAAACCAAACCATTTTTCTTTATTTACTTTCTTTTTATTTGCTATTCCTGCTAATGTTTTTTCACTTAAATAATATTTTTATCTATATCTTTTCTTGGTATTAATATATTTTTAACAGGTATTCTGTCTTTTACCGACGGTAGGTTCAATAATAGATGTGGATAGTTCATTAATAACATCTTCGCTTATTAAAACATTTTTAAATATTTAAAAATAATAAGAAATAATTGTTGACACTATTCATTTTTATAAAAATTGATAAGGATATAAAAGACAAAATATAAAATATAACCCAAACATATAAAATATAACCATTCAGTAATGGGTATTCAGCATTTGAATAAATATATTCGCGATAAATGTAATAGTATTTCAGTTGATCCTAATATAAATGGATGCGACGCAATTAAAACAGTATCTTTTTCCTTTTTAAATGGTCGCACAATAGTAATAGATACAAGTATTTATCTATATCGGTTCACCTCAGAAAATTGTTTAATCGATAGCATGTATCAAATGATTTCGTTGTTTCAAAAAAATGGAATTATTCCAATATTTATATTTGACGGTCATTCGCCGCCTGAAAAGAAAGAACTTATTAAACAAAGATGTCAAGATAAACAAGTTTCAGAAAATAAATATAAAGAGTTACAATTTAAATTAAAGGATGCAAATGATTATGAAGAGAGAAAAGAAATTAATAATGAGTTGGATTCATTAAAAAAGAAATTTGTTAGACTTAAAAGAGAAGATATTAGTAATGTGAAAATGTTATTAACCCTATATGGAATTACCTATTATGTGGCTGATGGCGAAGCAGATAAATTATGCGCGAAAATGGTAACAGAGAATCATGCTTATGCGTGTTTAAGTGAAGATATGGATTTATTTGTTTATGGGTGTGATAAGGTATTAAGGTATATTAGTTTATTAAATTCAACATTTGTATTATATGATTTAAATAAAATATTAAAATGTCTAGATATGTCATTTACACATTTCAAAGAAATATGTGTGATATCAGGAACGGACTATAATTATACTGATAATTATACTGATAATTCTATAAATACTGATAATTCTATTAATACTATTAATACCATTAATTTTCATAAAACAATACAATATTATGAAAAATATAAATTCTATATTAATGAAAAAAATGAAAATGAAATAGAGTTTTATGACTGGGTAAATGAAAATACAAATTATATTAATAATTATAATATATTAAAAAAAATATATATTATGTTTTCCTTAGATGATGTAGATACTGATAAATTTATTAATAGTAAATCTGCTACACCATCCTTTTGTAAAAATAAATTACATGAATTTTTAGGAAATTATGATTTCGTTTTTGTATAAAAAAAAGACCTTACTAAATCTTTTTTTATTTTTATATTTCTATTTTCTCTCTCTCTCTCTCTCTCTCTTTGATGAATAAAATGAGTATTTTTATATAACAAAAATTATAACATATTTAAAGTGTGAGTTGTTCTGATAATTCGCCAATCTCTGTTTCTGGTAAAAGTTTTTGAATAATTCCGCGGCACATTGGACACTTTTTATAAAACGTGTTCCTTCCATAATATTCGCGCCATTCTTTTTTTGAAACTTCTAGTTTTGAATAACATTTAATGCATACATTGTGTCCACAATTTGAATGAGTTTCAGTTATTTCTAAACACACACAGCAGTCATTTATGGAGGAAGTAACATTTTCATAGAGATTGAGAATAGAGTAGATTGTAATCATAATATTTTCTTTAATTATGCCATTATTTTCTTGATTTTTAGAAGAATCACACAATAACCCTTTGAATTGATTAAATTTTAAATTGTTTATTTTTTCAAAAATCAGTTTGACTCCTTCTTCTAATGCGAACTCCTCATTAAAATCTCTCACTACAAATTCTGCCATCATATATTCATTGTTTGGTGCCAAGTGGATAGTACATGAAATACAACTAATTTCATGATGATTGCCTTCGTATGAAAACTCTACATTTACGGGAATATCGTCGATTTTTTTAATTGGAAGTTTCAAACTGTTATAGATGCGAGGATTACAATTCTCTAGAAGGTATAGTGAGATGTGCTTAAAAAACTGAGATTTTTCTTCTTGCGACATTTTGTAGAGATTACGGATTTCTTAGTTTCTGGATTTTAGTTTGGATATTGTTTCACATTAAAAAGAAATTCAATTTTTGAAAATGTGTATTATATTTCATTATTTAGGTTTTTGTGAGAGATAATATAGTTATTTATTAAACAATATTAAAATAACAAGATTGTATATATATTAAAACTAAATAAAATGGATGATAATATTAGTGAATATATATTAAATAATAATAATAATATAGAAAATAAACCAAATTCTGATTTAAAAGTAAAAACAATTCTCAAAAAAAAATCAATTATAAAAAAAAGAAAGCATTTGGATAGTGATAATTTTGTTATGCCTGAAATAAAAGATTATAATTCATTTAAAACTAATAATTATAAAGTTCAAGACTTAAAAGATATATGTAAATATTATAAATTAAAAACAACTGGGACAAAAGAAAAATTAAATAATAATATTTTTACTTTTTTAAATAATTCTTATAATGCTAATATAATTCAAAGAGCATGGAAAAAATATTGTATTAAAAAAATATTTTTTTTACATGGTCCAGCAAGTAAGAATAGGAAACTATGTGTAAATGAAACAGAATTTTTTACAATGGAACCATTAAATACTATATCTTATTCACAATTTTTCAGTTTTAAAGATGTAGATAATATGGTTTATGGGTTTGATATTATGTCTTTATATAATTTAATAAAGACACACGGGACGAATTCCACAAATCCGTATAATAGAAATAAAATTACGAAAAATATAATAACAGATTTAAAATATTTAATTTTATATAGTAAAATCACAGGAAATGAATTAAAGATTGAAATAGAAGAACCAAAAGAAATAAAAAGAGATATCCTTCAACAGCATATAATGAAAATAAGAACACTATTTCAAGAAATAGATCGTTTAGGTAATTATACAAATGTAGAATGGTTACTTAATCTTTGTCGAGGGAATGTATTACGGTTCATACGCGAATTGTATGATATTTGGAATTATAGAGCACATTTAACGGAAATAATCAAAATAGAAATTTGTCCACCGAATGGTGATCCATTTTCAAGAATAAATATATTTAATTTAGAACATTTAGAATTACCAGAACTTTATTATAATTTAATCAAAGTATTAGAACCCCTTGTAAAAAATGGAATTAATAATGAAAGTAAATGTTTAGGAATTAATTATATATTATGCGCATTAACTATTGTTAATAGTGATGCAGCAGAAGCATTGCCATGGTTATATTATTCAGTATCGCATAATTAATATTCATGTATTCATGTATTTTTTATAATTAATATTTTTTATAAAAAATATAAAAAATATAAAAAAATAATAGTTATAAAAATAAAAATTGTATTAGTTTATTTAGGGATTTTTTGTTATGTTATCAGTATTGTATTATATTATTTAATTTAAATAATATAATGCGTTAAATCACTTAAATAAATAGTGTTATGATAGAGTATAATAAGATGAGTAAGCAATCTGTTAAGAAGACTGAGACCAGTGCCCCTAAGACACCCAAGACCCCCAAAACTCCTAAGACCGATGTTGTAGAAACTGCGGCACCTGATTCTGTACCTGTTGTTAAGAAGTCAACCAAAAAGCAACCAGTGACTACTGCCAGCGTTGATACTTCTGTTCCTGCTGATACTTCTGTTCCTATTGATTCTTCTCTTCCTGTTGATACTTCTGTTCCGGTTGAACCTGTCTCCGCATCTACTGAAGTAATGTCTTCCCTCTCCAGTGATTATTCTGAATTTATGAATAAGCTTCAACAGATTAGCACTTTATTGTCTGGTCTTAAGAGTGAATTTCGCCAATTGGAAAAGCGCGCTTCTCGTGAACTTAAAACTGCTACTAAGGCTGGTGCTAAGCGTAAGCGCAAGACTGGTAACCGTTCTCCCAGCGGTTTTGTCAAACCTACACTAATCAGCAGTGAGTTGGCGTCTTTTCTTGGTCGCGAGGTTGGTGTTGAAATGGCGCGCACTGAGGTAACTCGTGAAATCAATGCTTATATCCGTGAACACAAACTTCAGGATAAGGATAATGGTCGCCGCATTATTGCCGATGATAAGTTGATGACACTTCTTAAGGTAACCCCGTCTGTTGAATTGACCTACTTTAATCTTCAGCGTTATATGAGTCCTCATTTTGCCAAGGCAGGCGCCGCCGCCGCGCATGATATTGTTGTTCCAACTTAAATCAATAATTATAAAAATAATAATATATAAATTTTTTATTATTTTTATAACAATTTATTCAAATACTTATTCATTATAAGTTACTATTTTTATGAATAGGAAATATAAATAATTTAATAATTTATTAAAAATTGAGTTAAATATATTTATAATATAATTAACTCAATTAATGTAATCATGATTAACGGTTATCACCTTTTACAAAATCCCAAAAACAAATTAGTATTAAAATGTTGTGGCGTAAAGTTATATAAAAATGAAAAATGTATATGTAAAGAAAATAATAATGAAGAAACAAAACAATCACAAAAACATGGATTTACATTTGAAAATGAGATTAGGGAAAAAATATTTAATTTATCACAAGAAAGTAATGATAGAAATATTCATGACATTCCGTGTGAAAAAAATAAATTTGACACAAATGAAAATATTTCTATAAAAACAACAGGTTCTCAAATAATATGTTGTGGTGATATATTACGATTTTATAACTATAATTTTAATAATAAAAATACAATGATTATTATACAATATATCCAAACAGAAACACATAAAACCATACGAAATATTTATGAAATTGATTATAATATGGAATGCCATAAAATATTATTTGGCAATTTAACCGAGGATGAAATAAAAACATATGTTGAGGGGGTAAAATCTATACCTTCATCTGTTAAAGGGAGTGAGGCAAAAAATATATATAATTATTTATATGAGAAAAAAAAATTATCAAAAAAATATAATAATATAATACAAATAAATCCTAAGGTTGATAGTAGTCAAAGCAGAGTTCAATGTTCTATAACAAATTTTGAAAAAACCCTTAAAAAATTTATAACATATAAATCATCAGATGAAAATCCAAATATAATAAGAGATAAAGAGATAATAATGTCTATTGAAAGTGGTAAAAGAACCCGAATTAGTAAAAGAAACCAAATTAGTAAACCTTAAATAAAAATTTTATTAAATTCTTTAATTAATTCTTGTTTTGATATAGACTTTGGACCTACTGTGTTGTTTTTACAATTAAAATTAATAATAGATAATTTATTAAATAAACTGTCTGTTAATATATTGTCGAATTTGATAAAATAATGTGATTGAAATGATTTGTTTTCTGTGTTTTTATCCACTTTACCTGCGTTAACGCCAACTCGTCTAAAAGATATATCATGTTCATCTTCTTTTTTTACAAAAGAATATTTTTTTGGAACCAATTTTTTAGGAATAGTTCTTTGTGTTTCCTTTTTTATCCATATTTGAAATACACAAGGGACATCATATTCTTTTCCATCAACTATAAATGAATTTTTTGGCAGATCATATTCGTATTCCAAATGAAAGTTAAAAGGAAAATGTTTTTTTAAACTTTCTTTTTTAAAACTTTTAGGTAATATAAATGAAATAGAATCACAATATTCAACTGATTTTTTTATAAATTTAATTGCTAATGATGATTGGCGACCAAATGGCGGATTTCCTATAATATGTTTTTTCTTAAAATTGGGGTTAAGAATCGCATTATAATCAAAATCGAAATAATCTTGTTTAATTATTTCATTATTTTCAGGTTCTAAATCATAAAATTTATAATTTGTAAATAAAGATTTTATACCATTAATAAATGCTCCATTTCCAGCACTTGGTTCAATACATAAATCATCTATTTTGATATTAAGTGTTTGAGCAATAAAATGAATACATTTATCAACTATATTTTGAGATGTATAATATTTATCGATTGTTTTTCGTTTTAACCCTGTTGTTTGTATTATTTTTTTATTATCATTATGAAGTTCATTAACTTCATTAACTTCATTTTCAAAACTCATTTTTGTTATATCTTGTTAATATATATTTTTATTTTAACTCAATTTTATAAATTAATAATTGATTGTAAATT